ACTCAATCCTGTGTTCACATAGGTTACGCTGCCTGTTGCGGCTGTATTATTTAGCCATACAAATTTTACTTGGCGAATAACTTTATTGTCATCAACATATTTCTTAGTTGCTAAATGTAAGTCAGTTGTTGGAGCTATCCCTGTGGCAGTTCCTGCAACTGTTAAGTTTTCAAAAATGTCTACATTCCCATTAATATCAATTTTTAAATCATTTGTTCCGCCACCTGCACCTAATCTTAAATCCCCATTTGCATTAGTTGCCGTAATTATATTAGCACCGACTTTATTTAATTGAATATCGTCTGTATCACTTATTGTAATGCCTGAATCTTGTATTCCTTTAGAACCACCATCTCCTCTAATTATAGTATGGTCAGTCATGTTAGCTGCAGCTGTTACATCTCCAGCTCCTGCAGCCTGTGGGGGTATAAAGGCAGGAAACTCTACCCTCGATAAAGTGTCCCCTTCCATGTGAATTGTAATATCTTTGTTAGCATTTCCAGCATTTCTTCCATAGACTTTAACAACAACTCTATCCCCTGCAACCCAAGCAACCTCTGTTAATATGTTAGCATGAAGTTCTACTTCTTGCTCAGTTAATCCTAAGACATCTGAATCGTGAGAAGTTCCAAGTAAAGTCTCAGTTCCTCCCGCAACTCTTTTATAGAATTCAAAATAAATAGTCATTCCGTTAGGGAAGTCTGCCTCTGCATGAGTATGAATCTCATAGATTCCATGCTCTAAAGCTGTGATAGAATCAATTTCATCCTCATTTAAAATCGAAGCAAATGAAGCAATCAGAGTAGTAGAACCTGCAGTAATAGTTTGTTGTATAGTTTCCTCTGCAGCTGTTACAGTATCAACTTCCATGTCTTTGTAAGTTCCAATATCAGAAGCATTGTTTGTAAAGAATAATTGAACGTTACCTCTGATTAGAGAATCAACATAAGCTTTGTTAACAGGGTCTAATTCATTTGAAGGAGTTCTTCTAACTCTTCCAACACTGAGGTCTCCTGAATGATTTGGCAAATACATTTCAGTAGCTATTGGAGTTCTAATTTCACGTTCACTCCTCTTCATACTTCTAAGTATCTTACGAGTTTCAGAAGCCAACTGTTTCCCTCTGGTCAACTAAAGATTCGTCAGGAACTAGGTTAGAAATATTACCCTCTTGTCTTGTAGTTCCAAATTCTAAGCCTTCTTCAACAGGAACATCTCTTCTAAGTGCTGCTTGTTTAATTGCATCAGGACCGTCTTGTATAGCTGCCATTTACCAATGAGTTAAGAATATTATTTAAATGTTAGCCCCAAGTACAACGCGGAGTTAGGCTGCTTTGATTACAGTTGCATGCCCTTCTTGGTCTTTGATAGCTATTTGAACATTGTCTTCATCTACAGGTGTGCCAGTCATAAATGATAATCTTGATGTGAATTCACTATATTGATTCACTAATAGAATTGATGCTCCAGCTGTTCCATTTTCTCCTGCTACGTTGTCAACGTAATCATCATCAAAATCCCAATGATTTTTTAGATCTCCACTTGTTCCAGTGATTGTGTCTGGTGGAACCCCATCAAAATCTTGAAGAACTTGAGCGTCTGTAAGTGTGACATTCCAATATTTTACATCTGATATGGCTCCTTTGAATTCTCTTATTTGTGCAGCAGCTCCTGCTTCTTCTCCTGCGCCTATTGAGCCATCATCTGTCAAATCCATATCATTAATCCATACACTGTTGTCTGTTCCAAGTGTCACTGTCTGTGCAACTCTTTTCCCATCAACAAATAATCTGTCTGGCTCTGCATCATCTGCATGTGTTACAGCAACATGATACCATCTATGAGGTTCTATGACTACATTAGTAGAAGTGTGTTCGTATTTGTCAGCTGTTGCCACATTACATTCAATAACTAATTTTCCTGCAGTAACCCTTAATGTTAGAAATTCAATAGCTGCAGTATCTCCTATTGAAATAATAGCATAGTCTCCAGTGTTATCTGGGATATTAACCCATGCTGAGAATGTTCCTACAGTATCATTTGCTGCCACTCTTGTGACTGCGAAAGCATCTATTAATACTGCTTGGTCTGCTGTAGCAATAAATTTGGCTGCGTGTCTTGATGGCCTTAGACTTCCTACAATATGATATATGTCTGTGGTTGCCATTATGCACTCACCGAACCAGCGATAACTCCTTGGTCTATTAAATCATTAATTAGAGTTGTTACAGTTGCAGCAATAGCAGCTGCTGAAGATTCATTTCCCGCTAAAGATCTATCTGCTGAGAAACTAGTGATAGTATATGCTGGGCTTGATATATCCCTCTCATTTTTTACCATCTTTCTTTTCCTTTGGTTTATTTTCTTCAGGTTTTTCTTTTACTACTTCTGGTAGACCTCTTGCAGTTCTAAACTGTGGATTTTCCAATTCTCCTATTTTCTTCTGCATCGATAAAGCTCTTAGTTTAGCATTATGTACAACATCAGCCCAGTCTTTATGTCCAAAAGGTTTAGGAATAGTTCCATCAGCTAAATCATTGAAATGCTTTAGAAGTCTGTGACAGTTTTCAAGTGTCATTATGATGATGTCACCGTTGTAAGTATTTGGTGTACAGATTTAGGATTAGTTAATAGCCCTTCCCCTCTTTCTAGAACTCTAACTTTCTTACCGATTCCCGGGAAGTCTAGTATGTGAGAAGTTAAAGATGTGAATGTTCTCCACTCTACACTTCTCTTTTCTACAAATTGAAGAGCATTATCAGTTGTAGCGTTTTGAGATACAATAACTCTATTTCCTAGAATCTCCATAACTTGCCCTTTAACGACAGCTTGTGAAGAGAATGAAGGAATACTTGAACCTTTAGTACTTATCAGATAAACCATTAGGTTTTGATGTTCAATAGGATTTATGTAAAGAACTATAGAGTTTGTATCATAAGATTGAGCTCTAATCTTTCTGTTACCAATTAGAATATCTTTGATAGGGTCTCCTGAAATTGGGTCATCCCATCCACCAGCTATAGCAGCGGTTGATAGAGTATCAGTTGGGTTAGGAGTTGTTGGCGTTGCAGCAGCTGCTTCAATCAGCGTCGAGTAAATTCTAATATCTACTTGATTAGCTACAGCTCTTACTAAATCTCTTAGTGTAGTAGCCATTGCTTGAACATCATTATCTAGTAAATCTTCTTCAGAAATCATTTCAGAATCAACCATGAACTTCTTGACTCTACTTGTATTTTGAGTCCATGTAGGTCCTATGATAGTAGGTAATGCTCTCTCTGGAACATTGAATATTTGAGAAACTGTTACCCCAGTTGTATCAACTGAATCTAAGAATCCAGCTGTTTTCTGGAACCATCTAATCTCTCTATCCTTAGCAGGTTTAACTGTGACTAGACCTTTTAGTAAAGAATCTTCGTCTGCAAATCCTGTTACAAACATTGTGTGGTCAATACCACGAATGTCTGCTTGTCCTACACTATCTGCCATTGTCTAATTAGGTTTCTGGTGACCCTCCAATTCCTACATTTAATAACAATTTGAATGTTTGTCCGTCAGTTGCATCCTCTAAAGCTATTCCACATATTTCAACTTCATCTGCTCCAGATGTACTTGTTAAGAATTCATTAGTTCCACTCTCTCCAATTAATCCATCTCCTACTGAAATACTTCCTCCAGCAGTTCCTTTGAAGATACTCCTCATGTATACTCCAATTTTAGTTTTACCGTCATTAGCAACCTTTTCCTCAGCAGCTACTCCTATAATAAGTGGTGCTGCCCCTGCAACTTTGGCTACTGTCATTGGGTCGGATAATTCAAGAAGTGTGCCTTTTTCGATGCCTGTACTATCATCGCAAGTGAATCCTACAGCTGGTTCCAATTCGGTCAATATAACTAATTCAAAAGCCATGCACTAAGGTTACCTTTGTTCCTATTTAAACTTTTTCTTTTCTTCAGCTATTCTCTTCTCAGCTAACTCTAACATAAGTTTATCCCCTATTAGAGATTCTGTGTACTGTAGTATTGAATTTTCTAGTTTTCTTTTAGCATCTGTCCAGAATACCTCTTCTGGAGTTCCAATCTTAAGACCTAAATCTTCATGTGTTCCATTTTTAGGATTCCACTTATGAGCTAATTTTTCTTCACTCATCTTAGATTTTCAAAATTCTCTTTAATGTATCTTTTAGATTTTTCTGAATCAGTTTCTTTTTTCTCTGCAGGTTGTCCTCCAGCTTCTGCTCTACCGCCTAGTTCTCTCTTAGCCATCATAGCTTCTTCACGATCTAAGAGTTCTTCTCGTTTAGTATTTGCAGCTTCAAGCTTTTCCCTTTCTTCCCTTGCTCTTTCAATGACAGGCGTCGTTTCATACTTAGCCCCGTCATCATTTGGATTAACTGTATCCTTTTTTCCCTCTTCTTCTGTTCCTTGTTTAGTTTCTTCTTCACTCATTTTATCTACCCCCTTTCAGCTAATTCTTGACTTTTCTTTTCGAATGTTCTTTTGTCGGTATCAAGTTTTACTGCTACTGCTTCGAAATATCCATCTAATTCATTTAGAACATTAACATAAGGAACCTTTGATTTAATTTCATCTTCTGAATTTAATATGTCTTCTGTAATTCTAATTGCTTCTGCCATTCCTACTAAGTCATCATTTCTTTCTGCTTGATTGAATCCAAATCCTGTAATCTGTGTTGCTTCTTCTTTAAGGAATCCTGCAAATGGATATGTTTCTATTGCTTTTATAAGTACTGTTACTGCTCCTATCCCTATTCCTGCTTTTAGTAAGAATGATTTTGTAACTGCTTGAGATTTTTGATTATTGGCAAATCTCTTAACTATTTTTAAATTTTTAAATCCCCTTGTTTGAAATATTTTATCAACTTTAGATATTGCTGGTTTTCCTATAAAATTTCTTGTAGCTCTTTTTACCCCTAATCCTTTTATTGATTCTTTCCCTAAAAGTTTTCCTCCACTACCAAATAAAGATTGTCTTACTAATCTGTGTCCAGTTACTCTTGTGCTTATTACTGCTGTTTGACCTATTCTTGCTGCTGCTGGTGCTATTCCTAGAAGTCCCCCAGTAACTATTAATCCAGCTAATGGAAGTCCTATCTTAGCTCCTAGGATTAATCCTTTCTTTACATCCTCATCGAATTGTTCTACTGGGGTTAATTTCTGTTCTTCAGGTTGTTGTTTCTCTATTTCTCTTCTAGCTAAATCAATTTCAAAGTCTTTCTCAGACCTTTTTATTGCTTCTTTAAGTTGGGATTCTTCTATTGGGTCATCAAATTTTCCTTTTGCTAGTTGATTCTTGAAGAAGTCTACTTGTTTCTGCCCTTTCTCTACATCTAGTTGACCTTTAGTTCTTTCTTCTGGTTTGAATTTAGTTCCCCTTTCTTCTAATGCTGTTTTCCCTTGACGACTAATAGTTTCTCTTTCTTCTTTCCTCTTAATTTTGTGTTGTGGAGTGTGTGGCATTATAAAACTTGAACCCCCATGTTTGCTAGATTTACTAATATAAAAGCCCAAACTACTTTCCTTAGACTTCTAACTTCTGTTTGTAATTCAATAAAGTGTTCTCTTAATGTTTTTGGTTTCATTCTCCACTCCCTGCAGTTGTATCATTAGGTTGTGTAGCCCCAGATTCAGCATCTTTCTTATTGTCTGATAGCAATTCATTCTCTAAACTAGCTGGGAACTCTAAGTTTATAACTAGATTTAATTGAGATAGAACTTGCTCTTCTATGTAAAGTTGTTCTTCTTCTATTGTTTGTTGGAAAGCTAAGTAAGCAATCTTTACCGCAGCTTCAGTAAGACCTCCAGCCCCACCCACGATTATCTTAGGAACTCCAGCAGCTTCATAGAACTTATTATCTAACATTTCTATCCAAGGGAGCGGATTCAGACTAGCATTAGGAGCGGTAGCGACGACTTCTGGAACTATTACATCCTTAGGGATGTACATATTTTCCCCATTCTTTCTTGCCTTATCGTGTTTTACTTTGAATGCTGCTATCTTTGTGTCATCATCTGTGTCTAAATGGAATATCCAGAGAGGGTCTACATTCCTATGAAGAACTCTCTTCCAGTCAGTCATAGCTTCATTCTTCATTAAGATTATTTCTTTTAGAACTTCTACCATACTTTCTCCTAGAGTTCCATCTGCAGTTCTATTTCTTGGTAAGTGGAATATTTCCTCTGGTTCAAAGTGATGTTCTACTTTATCTTTGTTTGTTTTTGATAATTGATTGTAACCTGTTATTATTCCCTTTCCATCTATTACAACTTCCATAACGCTTGGGTTTAGAGGTTTTAGATTTATGAAGTTCTCTTCATCATCTCTTATAATCTCATCAAAAGAACCTTTCCCAATATGATAGGTTCTAATGTTATTCTCCATAATTGAGTTGAAAGTATCTTTCCCATTTCCTTTTATTGTATCTAGGAGCATTGTTGTAACTTCATCTGCAATGTAACCTTTTCCAATAGTCCATGAAGCTTTAGCATTTATTACTGCTCTTACTTCTGGTATTTTTGTATAGATTCCTAAGTGGTCATTGAAATCTAAATCTATATATTTTGTTTCTTTTGAATCTTCAGGACCATCAGTTCTCTCACTAGGTACTGAGAAGTCTTTGACTTGATTTGATAAATCACTTGCTACTGCTTGGTTTAAATCTAGTTCTGGCATTTTATGTTAGGTCTATCCTAAAGGGAATATATACTGCACTTGCTGTTCCATTATGTGTTAACAAA